TCCAAAGCCTCCTCACATTGCTGCATTGTCCATACAGTCTTTGGGCCTATCCCGTGTCCTGTGGAGCCATAACCAATCGTCCACGGCTCTCCACCGGTGCCTGGATCGGGGTACGCCTGCACAGTGCCATCAGGCATGATACGGGCACACCCCTCAAAAGGCTTTACAAAGACATCCTTACACAGTTGGAGCACTTCTTCGTTCAATTGGCCTACCTACAAAGTGGAATGTAAGAATCATCATTAACATGGCAAAATCATCTGATGTCCATGTGTTCTGAATGAACTCATACCAAGGTATGTTGCTATCCAACGCATAAGCCATCGAGACAGCCTTAAAGACCATGTACATGCCAAAAAGCATCCAAGTAATCCCGGGCCTTACCAGAGCAGACAGGCTAGCCACCCACTTCCAGGCTTTAGCGTCTGCCTTACCCTGCTGCTCAAAGGCACTGTTAATGGCCTCTAACTGAGCAATACCGTGGTCTACATACCGGTGTTCAAGCCTGTACTCACCCCGCATCTTCTCTAGGTCAGTCTGTAGCTTGAACATCTCCAGTTCATGCTTTCGTTCACTTGCTCGGTCTAGCCATTTGAGCACTTCAGGGGCCAGCCTAAACAAGCCCCCGAAGATGCTACCTAATAAGCCACCACCGATCAGGTCGATCATGGTGCGACAATCCCAGAGATATTGGAGAACTCTGTATTCTCACGCTTTGTCTTGGTCATACGGTTGTATTCTGCCAACACTTGTGCACCTGTAATCGAGCCTTCTTTCGATGCTCGTTTCTCCAACGCCGCACCCATTTGGCGGACAACCTCTGGCCGGTTACGTAGTAACACTTCCATCGCCTTTAGGCCGGTCGAAGAGTACAGTGCCGGAGCAGCCACAACAGAAGCAATAGCCACTGTCGGCTCTGTAACCGCAGCGCCTAAACCTGTGCCTACGCCTAAGCCTTGGGCAACCTGGCGACCTGTCTGGTACTGACTGCTTGTTTCCGCCAGTGTTTCCACGGCAGCGTCCGACACATCCTGACCACGGGCAGCGCCTGCGGCAAAAGCAGTCTTGTTGCGACTAGAATCACGCTGGCGCACAGCCGTAGAATACTGTTTGGGTGTAAATACGCCATTCTCTGCGCCAGTATTGGCCGCAGCAGTCTTCATCACGGCCAAGTCACCGTATGCACTGTCCACACGGCGAAGGATAGATGTCTGTTGCGGATTCTGGCGTCGAAGGTTAGTCTTCAACACATCCAGAACATCAAACATGGCTTGTCCCACATCGCGGTCAGCCTTCATCTGGCTTGTCGTAAAAGACAGCGCCTCTTTACGCAGGTCAGACTCGATGCCCTTGTACACATCTCCTGCAACCGACCCCTGTGTTCGGAAGTTCTCCAGAACAACCTTGTCCAACTTAGCAACCAAGTCCGCCCGTTGGGACGGGTTCAAGCCTGCTTTGTTGATAGCCGCTGTTGCTTCTTTATACACACCCGGCGTTAACGAGAACTTTACTTTAGACAACACATCGTCATACGCTTGGCTGATGATCGTATCGGCCTCTTGCACAGCATCCCGGCCAATCACATCTGCCGGTAACTTCGTGCCTACTTTTTCAAGGGCTTTGTTGATTACGCCTTTGTTGAACTGGAAAATAGCTCGTTCTTTAGCGTTTGTGATGTACGAACCCACCAGCGGAACAACCTCTGCGAACCGCTCCAAATCCTTAGCCTGTCCGCCAAGCATCTGCCCCGGTGTCATTGTAACACCAAGGTCACGCATGGTCTTCTCTGCTTTTGACACCAGCGGGTTAGCAGCCTTGCTCAGTACCGTTGTAGCGGCTGTACCAACAGCACCACCAACAGCGCCTGTAGCAGCCTGCTTCAGTTTCTCCTCGCCAAAGTCCTCACCGCCCACCACCGGCTGAAGAACGCCTGTAGCCGCGCCTCCAGCAACTGCTTGACGTAACTTTGACGCACCTCCAAGAGCTTGTCCTGCTCGTAAACCAACAGCCAAGTTTGCCGGGTTCAGCACGTTACCGGCAAGGCGTGAAAAGTCAAAGCCTTCTTCGCCTTTGGCTGCTCGGGCCTGCTGATAGGCTCGTTCTTCTTCTTGGGCCATCTTATCGACACGCTGGGCTTCAGAACCGAAGAACTGACTAACCACGTTAGGGGTGCGACCACCCAGCGATGTCAGGTATTCCAGACCACGGGGAAGCATCTGTGCCCCAGCAGTGATTGGGTCTTTAATCCCCATCAACAAACCAGAAGTAATGGGTTTTGCCTGCCCCGGCTGCTGTTGCCTAACAGTCCCAAAGTCTTCTTCCTTAGCCAACCCTGCGGCGATGGCTTTTTGTTTAACTTCTTCTTTGGTGGCTGTATCAGGAACACCTGTAATAACAACCCCGTTAGGTAACGTCACATCCATTATCGTCCTCCAGGCAGAGAATTCCAGTCAACCACTCTCGGTTGGCGTTCTGGTCGCACATCCGTGGGTAGCGGTTTGCCTTGTTGAACCGCCTGCTGCTGCTGTTGAATACGTTGTACGCCGCGTTGAATCTTACGCTCGGCGCTCTCCAGAATACGGCGGATTGCGGCAGGCTCAAGGGTTGTCTCACCGGCTACCACACTACGCAAGTATTTTAATTCTTCCACAGAGTCGTTTCCACCGAACTCTTGTAAGCGCGGAATCACCACCTCGCCAATAGTGGCACGGAACTGCTCGGTGTTGGTCAAGCGGTCTTTAGAGCCAATAGGCGTAAACTTAGCCAGAGCCTCTTTCATGGGGCCGTAACCACCGGCATAGATACCGTTCTTAACCAAGTCTAGCGCACTGCGGACAGCAGTTAAAGCGTCTTCTTTACCTTGAATCTGGAAAACCTGTTCACCCACGCCTTTACCGCCGGCAGCGCCAGCAGCCTCGCCTTGTTTCTTGGCCATAACATTAGCCACAGCCGCAAGGCCAGCGCCAAGGCTTTCCTCAAGTGTTTTACTTGCGGTGCCAAGGTCTTTTACTGTTTCGCCTGTTTCTGCATTAATCAACAGAACACGGCCACCAACAGTCACGGTCTTGGTGTTTACTGTGTCTTTTTTCGGAACCTTCAGCATTTCCCGAACCACAGCAGGGTCTTCTGCCAGTGCTTCTGCTTCTTCTTCGCTAAGGCTAGGATTGCGTTTCAACAAAGCAGTTTTACGGCTTTGTAATGCAGCCTGGGCTCTCCGTTCGTCTTCGATCCGCTTCTGTGTTTCGCGGTCAGCTTTGGCTTGAGCCTCTGTTGCAAGACGTTCTTCACGGCCTGCACGGGAAGTAACCTCAGCCGCTTGTGCTTGTCGAAGACCAACGGTGGCTTCCTGCTCACGAAGTTTCTGAGCCTGCATAGCAGCCTGTTGTGCCATCTGCGGATTCACCTGCTGCAATGCACGGGCATACTGCATCATGCCATCAGCAGTGGTCAGATCAAACTGACTACCTAACTGACGAATACGCGAAGCCATCTGAAGTGTGGGGTCTTGTGCTTCTTGGCCCAGAGCAGCCATTAAACCACGGCGAAGGTCTTGACCGCCTTGAATCAGACCCATACGAGTCATCTCTCGGCCTGTCATCTTAGCCATCTGCATTGCTTTGGCTTCATCAAGCTGCTGTCGTGCCTGATCGGGCGTAAAGCCCTGTTGGAGCAAGCCCAGAAGCGTACCGAGTTCGTTAATTTCTGCCATTAGAAACTACTCCCAAAACCAGAGGGGCCATAAACACCGCCCGGATTAAGTGAAAAATCCATTCCGTACATGTTTCGTGTGGTCGGAATACTGGGGATAGAAACACTGCTCGGAGAGGTTAAACTACGCAACAGTTGGGAAACCGGGTCATTCAGTGCTCTAGCAAACTGAGCATTCCGTGCCTCCATCAAGTCTGCGTTAGACATTCCGGTGCTTAAGAGCGCCTGTGCTGCTGAACCAGAGCCACCACCAAGGCTAGAACTTAAGCCTAAAGGAACCTGCCCACCAGCAGCCTCAACTGCCTGAGCCAAGTTAAACGATGTCTGGAACGGAGACAACGCCTGCTGCTGGAGACCATAGCCACCACCAATAATGTTCAGGGCACCACCTAACAGACCTTGACCAAAGCGAGTACGCTCCATGCCTGCTTGCTGTGCCTGTGCAGCCAACTGAGCATCTTGTTGAGCCAGCGCATTGTAATAAGCGGCCATCTGCGGGTTAGAGGCTGCTAAGCCGGGGCCGCCAGCAGTATAGCCAGCCTGAGTTGCACCGGTAGCCAGTCCTAAACGACCACGCTGGAACTGTTGGTTAGTCAACTGAGCCAGTTGCTGTTCACGCCCAGGAGCCAGCAATGCCCGTTGTTGCGTCATGAACTTCGTTGCTGCTTGCTCAGGTGTCTCAGCCAGATAGTCTTTACCTAAGTTAAACAGACCAACACCGGCTTGGTTAATAGCAGGCTGAACCGCAGCCGCATCAAAGCCTTGCTGTAAACCACGACCGGCTAAACCCAACAGGCTCTCACGCATAGCAGCCACGTCAGGGGCCACTTGGTAGCCAGCACCAATTACACGCCCTTCAGGGCTGTACTGGAAGCCTGTACGACCAAAGCGTGTAGTGATGCCCACAGGACGGAACTGAGCAGCCTGAGCAGCCTGTGCTCCTGCTGCCGAAGCAGCGTCAGCGGCTTGGTTAGCGTTATAAGCACTGACCCCAGCACTAAACAGGCTGGGAAGCAAAGAAGTGAAATCGAGAGCCATTAGTATGTCCCTCCATCAACGGTAGCATTTAGAGTACCGCTGACAGTTAAGTTTACAGCAGTTGCAGTGCCTGTTAGGGCAGCATTGTTTGCGTCAGCTTTAGAAGTTACTGCGGAAGCAATGTTGTTGTATTCAGTGTCAATCTCAGTGCCTTTGATAATCTTAGAAGGATTACCAGACACAAGACTGTCCTTGACAGCAAAGTTAGTCGTTTTTGTGTAATTTGCCATTATCGAATCTTTCCTGTCTTTGCATAAACATCAAGTTTCTGAATTGAAATAGCCTTGTTGTTGATTACTGTTTCAAAACCAAGCTGAATAACTTTTCCTGCTCCGCCAATGTTGATGATCTTATTATCGAAAGCAGAACCACCATACTCACCAATGTTAAACTCAGCAATGTTGTATTCAGCAATTGTACCACCGGCTAGTTGGAACTGTCGTGAGTTCAGAATGTCGCTGAAATCAAAACCAAACTTCAGTGTAATTCCGTAACCACCGCCACCGATTGTTGTCACGCCTACTTTCTTCATCAGTTTAATGATTGTAGGCTGCTGGAAGTCAAAGTAGTTAGTGAAGTATCTCATCAGATAGGTACTGTTGTTGTCAATATAACCAGTATATTTACCAACATAAGAATTCAACCCGAACAATACTTCCTTTGACTTAGTGTACAGAATAGCACGAGGAACCAAACTATCCCACGTTGTTACTCGGTTAGAGCCGTTCTGCAATGTGCCCCTCATGTCAAAGCAGTACACAATGCCACGGGCAGGTAGAGACAACAGATAGAAGGCTTCTTTATCAGAATAACCTGCACGGATTTCAGAGGGTGTCTCTAAACTAATTTCTGTCACCAAGTCGTCACGGACATTGGCACTAAGGTCACGCAGAGGAGCAGACTTCTCTTGAATCACTCGCTGTAATGACCTAACACCACCATCAGACAGAAACACAATATCGGTACCTGTAGATACCACAGAATCTCTAGCAAAGCAGCCAACACCGGTGATAGCATCCTGTAAAGTTAAGGCGTTCGGGTCTTGAGGATTCGTATAAATCAGAATCTGTCGCTTACCAAACACCACCAAGAAACCGTTGTGAGCGGCTAAGGCCATGATCTCATCAACACCGTCAGGCCAGATTTGGCTGACATCTAGCGTACCTGCTGTGCCTGTAGACACCACGTAACCTACAAGCAAGTCACTAAACTGAATTAAACTCTTGTTAGAAGACGTGGATGCTGTCCAGACTCGGCCGTAGGCGCTTACTGCACAGGCTGACTGCTGGACTGTACCAACATAGCCGGTTACTTCTGACACCCTGCGGTAAGTGGACGTTGACGTAGCCGGATCATACACCAAAGGATCGTGCCCAGATTGGTAAAGATACAGGATTCCGTTTAAGCCCACCATCTGCCAGTTATTAGCTGTGATCGTCGGTGCACTACCGCCACCACCGTAGGTCAACATCGTGAATGTTGAGCCGTTTAAGCGGAACAGTTTATTGTTACCAGCAGCTATGGTGTAGGAAGTCCCGTTATTAGCAATCAACTCACCTAATGATTCTACATAGTTAGAACCAAGATCAGTGTTTGTTACGTGCTGGGCTAACCATCCTTTTCGTGCTCCAATACGACCAAACTTGTCAATAACACAGTTGTTGGCTACAGTAGCAAAACCAGACTCCAGAGTCACAGAACTGTCCTGAGTGTTTACACCTTGGAACCCTGGAGCAGCAATTGATGTGGTTAGGAGTTTAGCAACCATTATGTTTCTACCCAAACTAACTGATCGTCGTATCGGTTCTTCTCGATAGCCACAGCATCTGCTAAAGCTAACCGGTACATCTGATACAGTTCTGAGAATGTTTGTCCACCGTCTTCACCACGCTCCGCTACTGCTTTGGCATGAGCCAACATAGTAATCAAATGCGGAGGAACCTTAACAGTGGTGGAGTTAGTTGTTAAATCGTCTTGAGGAATGTACAGATAGAACCGTAGGTTATAAACAGCGTCTGGAATAGGCCAAACCTGTACCCTAGTATCGTCTCCGCTCACGCCCGAATAGTTGTAATAGATCGGAGCAGCACGTTGGGTTGCGTCAGCAAGATAGTATTGCTTCTCAATCCACGTACCGGCTACAGACCTCATCTCAACATCGTCTGTGTCGTTGAGGACTTGTTCTGTCTTGAAGCGTTGTCCGGAGCCTGTTAAAGTATACTCATAAGTGCCATTGACAGTAGGAACCACAATGGTTTGGCTTAAAGCGTTCCACTCATAAGAATCTTCAATCTCTCGTTTTGCATCGTTGACCAAAACACCTATCAGGGAACTGTAAGGAGTGTCCCCAACAGACGAAACTTCAGTCTCGCGCAAACGCACAAGAACATTGTTTACCAGTTGTAAGTAAGTTGTTGCCATCCTTTGTTCCTAAATTACATATATTTTATCAGATTTTATATGTTTTGTCAACTATTTGTAGGCTTATCTTGCTTTTGAACTGCTAAGGCTTCAATTTTAGCCTCAATCCTGTGCAAGCAATCTATTACAGATTGTCGGAATTCCTTGAAATCGTCTTTCCTTACGTAATGGATTGGTAGGTCTTCCTTGAGTTTAGCCAAGTCATCCTTTAATTCAGACACGGCACCCCAAAGAACACGGGCAAACCAACCCACCACAGCCAATCCTACACTTAACAAAACTTGCAAAAGCTCCGGCATTGTCATGTCTTTCCTCTATTTACGGAGTCGTAGGCCAGGTAACTTCCCAAGGAAACCCTGCTTGACTCGGCACATCCCTCAAGGCTTGACGATAAGCTGCCCATACTGCTTTGTCCACCGGGGCATCCGCTACTTGGCTCCAATCGCTATCTTTTAGCTTTTGGTTGCGCTGTTCACGCATGTTCTTGGCCTGTTCAGCGTCCTTGGCGACGATAGCATCGGCATCCAGATCGGCTACGCTGTACTTGGTGTACCACTTGCCGTTGACTTGCTCCACGCCGTCCCGGAAGGCGGTCTGATAACGGGTCGGTTGCGCTTGTGGGCCTTCAAACACCACATCAGCACCCAAGGCTTCCAGCACCTCATCGGTGGTCTGGTTCCACGAAGCGCCCGTGGTTTCCTTTGCCCATCGCCGGAACTGATCTTCCAGCATTACTGCGCCATCGGCGCGAAGTCTGATTTCCATGTTTGCTCCTTATGCGATGGCGAGGTAGATGAACGTGCCGCCGTTGGCGTTGATCGCGGCGGGCGCTGCTGCGGTGACCTTAAAACCCGTGGTGTCAGTGTCCACGTAGTTTGTGTTGGTCACTTCCGCTGCGGTGCTGTTGGTCAGTAGGTAGGGGTCGTTGCCGCTGGTGATACCGCGTGCGCTGTCCCAGACGTACCAGTCGCCAACAGCGTCGGTGCGATGGATCAGCACAAATCGCGCACCCCCTGTGAATCCACAATTAATTGTCTGCAACGCTCCCGTCCCGGTGTACGACCCGACCTTGCTCACGCCAGGACAAGTCGCAAACCCATACCAGACGTAGTTAGTGCCAGAGAAGTTAACGATGGAGTTAGACCCTAAAGTAAACACGCTTGCAGTCGGTGCAGTGTCGTTCCATGCCGCCGGGTTAGTCGATGGCGTGGTGGTTTCGTTCATGTAGGTGAACTGCGTTGCACCCAGCGCCGAGTGATAGACCGTCCAAGGACGACCGCCGCTGTAGTTTCTGGCTTTCACGATCATCATCTCAGGAACAACCGTCAGGTTGTGTGTCACAGTTCTTCCTGCTACGCCATCCCCCGTATAGCAAACCTCATCAAAGAAGCCGGGGGCGCGACTAAATGTCCAGTTTGCATAGGTGTAACCAGAACGATTTATTCTATCTGTTCCACCATCTGCGCCAAGAACATAGGACGTATTGTTCATGGCAGTAACCGAGTCAGAACTTGTAGATTCTGATGCTGTTCCTGTTGTTGCTAAATAAGCAGGAAAACCTCTCAATCTATCCCACACACCAGATGAAATTCCTGATGTATTTCTGGTCTTTGAAATAATTAAGTCTGTTGTAATTCCATTGCTTACTGTTGCCGTACTTCCAGTGCCGCTTCTGGCAACAGGCGCAAACACACTCGTCCCACTCGTCGGCGTCTTCATCGGGCCACGGCGGATGGCGATGTAGATGTAGTTTGAGTTCAATACCCCAACGTTAAATTCAAAGCCGGTTGCGGTGGGGCGACCGAAATCGTTTATGGCTTCTGCATTTGAAAGGTTAGGTGACAACCGGGCGTCATCGCTTGTGTTAACTGCTGGCCCCGAAACAAACCCGCGCATGTTATCAACCATCAGCCAAGAGTCCGCTGCGTTGGTTCTTTTTGCCAAAATCCATTGCGGCTCATAACCCAGATTCACCGTGGCATTGCCGCTGCCATCCGTGGAAAAACTCCCACACGAAATCACATTGTCCGTTCCCGTCAGGCCAAAGCCGCCTGCGTCGTGGGCGAATAGGTAGGCGACGTAGGTTACGCCAGAGGCATTTACGTCGTTGTCGCTACCAACAGTAAATGTGGTGCTTGTTGGACTTGATACATAGGCATTTGGACTCCCTGCATTAGCCGCATTACCAGTTGACTGCAAATAAATAATATAGTTGGTAGGCAAACTTCTGTGATAACAAACCCAACCCCCTCCACCGGTTCTTTCCTTGATTACGATGAACCCCGGCGTACTTGCAAGTGAGTGGCTAATTTGACGACCCTGAACTCCATTCCCCGTATACGTCACCACATCAAAGAACTTCGGCTGCTTGCGGAATGTCCATGAAACAAATGTGTTGGTGTTCTGATTGAAACCGTTTTCTGACCCAACCGTGTAGCCAGTAGACGAAACAGCGGTAATTGATGTTGCACTTGCAGACTCTGCGCTTGTCAGGTTTGAAAACAAACGATTGGTAATGCCACGCACTGTGTCATTAAGCCGATGGGCGAGCGTGCCATCATTGCGACACTTTGTCCAAACCAACCCACCCTTATCCGCCAGATCAATGCCGTTGGTGATGGTCTGGGCAGAGCCGTTGCCGGTGTACAGGTAGGTGCTGAATACGTCTTCAATATAAGTAGGAACAGCCGCAGCACCGCCACCAAAGGCGTCATACGTTCCTGCTCCTGAAGTTGCTTGCAATGGCATGGTCTTACGCCTTGAATTGAGTCACAGATGCCAGAACTGTATATGTTGAACTACCAGTGCGGATAATCAGATAACGATAGGAGTCAATACCGCTTGCATTACCAGCAGTAGGTGCGCCACCAATCCAGCGAGTAGTCACGCCAGACGTTGTTCCATCAATCTGAACAGAACTGTTGTAGTAAGCCGTTGCACCCTGAGTAACCAGGAAAGCCACAGTCATGGACTGTCCTGTGGACATCAAAGTATTCAGGCTTGTACCGCTAGAACCACGGAAGTTCACCGTCCAGTTAGCAGAAGCATTAGAGGTGTAATACAGCACCGACTGAGTGGTGATGTCATAGTTGATTGTGCCTGTGGCAGCAGTAGCCGATACGGTGGCAACTTCTGCTGCATCGTTCAAAACAAGAGCAGGCGTACTGCTAGTTCCTGTAAATGTTTTTGTACCAGTAAAGGTTTGAACAGCGCCTAATCCTGCTAAATCATCATCAGTTACAGCAGTGTTGAACTGAGCCAGAGTACCGCTAACAGTGTTGCTTCCAAGAGCAATAGTCTTGTTTGTCAGTGTCTCAGTACCTGTTAAGGTAACAAAACTACCGGCAGTCAGCGTAGCTTGCGACCAAGCAGAGCCTGTCCATACCCATAAATTATTGCTTGTGCTGTTCCAATACAGAGCACCAGTAAGAAGAGCGTTGCCGTCATTGTCTAACGTAGGTGCAGAAGACTTGGAGCCAAGATAACGATCATCAAAAGAATCGTAAGACGCAGCAGCAGCCGAAGCACTGGCGCTTGCGTCAGAGGCACTAGAAGCAGCAGCAGAGGCAGAGTTAGCTGCGTTAGAAGCACTTGTAGCCGCAGCAGATGCGCTTGCGGCAGCAGAAGTAGCACTACCCAGAATGCTATCAACATAGCCTTTGCGGGTCAAATCATCGTCAACAGTAGGCGTAGCGGTGCTTGTCACCTTGTTAGCGCCCATGACAATGTTACCCGTCATGGTACCACCAGACAGGCTTAACTTGGTTGCATCAGCAGTATCTACATAGCCCTTAGTTGCAGCATCGCCGCTGGCCGTAGGCGTACCCAAGCCAGTAATCTTGTTGCTTCCCATAGCCAAGGCACCGGTCATGGAATCCCCGGCTTTGTTAACCTTGGTTGCAATGGAGTTTGTTACCGTAGTAGCAAAACTAGCATCGTTACCTAAAGCCGCTGCTAACTCGTTGAGCGTGTCTAAAGCAGCAGGGGCAGAGTTTACTACGTTTGCAACAGCAGTATCAACATAGCCTTTGGTGGCTGCATCAGTGGAGCCAGAAGGCGTAGCAAGACCGGTAATGGTACCAACCGTGCCGGAGTTCATGTCCAGCGTACCATTGATCGTGACATTGTTAAACGAAGACGATCCAGTGGTAGCGGTTACGTTTCCTGTCACGTTTCCTGTGACGTTTCCTGTCAAGTCACCGGTCACGTTGCCGGTTACGTTACCTGTCACAGCACCTGTCAACGGGCCAATAAACGCCGTGTTAGCGGTGATGTTCGTGCCCGTAACAGTGGACGCTGTTGTGCCACCAATCGGTGTATTGTTGATTGTGCCACCTGTTTGAGTGACACCAGCAACAGTACCGCCAGTAATGGCAACAGCGTTGGCTTCTTGATTACCAAGGCTTCCAACAACCTTGACCACCGTTCCGCTATTGTCTTTAGTATATAGTTTTTTATCGGTTACGTTGACCGCTAATTCACCCTTCTGTAAGTCACCTGCGCCGGGGACAGCAGAAGCAGTCGAACTATTCTTGGTAATAATTGTTGCCATTGTGTTACCTTAATTATCGGCCTAAAAGAATGTTTTGTGCTGCTGTTAAGTCAGAGGGCGTTGCACCCATAGCCAACGCACGATTAACAAAGTCAGTTTCTGTCATTGTTCCTGCACCCACAGATTGCCGATAGGCTTCAGCAATATCAGCAGGGGTTGCATTAAAGTTAGGATTTGCTAAATCAGCAGCAATAGCAGCATTTTGAGCAGCGTTCACAGCAGCAGCATTGGAAGAATTCTCATAAATCTGCTGAGTTTCACGCATGTTGTTTACCAACTCCCGAATGATCGGGTCAGTAGTGTTAGCATACTTGTCAATAAACTTGTTACCAGCAACCTCAATCCATTGGCGGTCAAACTCAAACGGGTCAACACCATAAGTTGTTGCTGCAAGAATCTTCAGGTCTTCCTTACGTACATTGGGGTCAGCTTTTAAGGTCTGCTGAATTGCTTCACGAATATCTGTTGCCGTGTACGTCTTATCATAGACAGGGGCTGCATTTCCGCCACTCAGCAAACCCTGTGCCTGTGTCATAATAGAGTCCGGGACACCAATAGCCCGTAACTCATTCACTAAATCTCTTTCAGACATCAAACCACGACCAACAGTAGACCGGTAGTAGTCGGCCGCTTGCTGAGCAGTTAGCGGGGAAGATGCAGCGGCTGTGGTTGTCGGAATTGTTGTAGCTGTTGTTGTCGGAAGAACAGTGGTTGTAGTTGGAAGTGTTGTAGCAGTGCCGCTAACAACAGGCGACCCTTCTGTAATGGTAGACAGCATACCCGGCTGACTACCATACCAGTTTGCTAAATACTGGGCCTGAGTAGGCATTTGACCAGGAACATACTGGTTTAAGAAGTTCTGCAACTGAGCATAGTATTGTGGAGTATTCTCAGGAATACCCTGCGTAGGAATACCTCCTGCGGCCATGTTGTTGCCTCCTAAAACATTAGAGGCTGCGCCTCCAGCTAAACTAAGTAATGAAGATAGTGTGCTTGGATTCTTTAACAAACTAGACGCAATAGTACCTAGTTTAGAAGCACCTCCAGCAGCGCCTGCTGCGGCACCTAAGCCAGCCCCGTCAGCTAATAATGCGCCTCCATAAGCAGCGTTCCATTCAGGGATTCCACTAGCAATACCTTCTCCAAGCCATGCACCAGAGCCATAAGCACTGGAACCACCACCAAATAAGCCTTCTCCGCCAAAAGCACCACCAAGTGCCGCTGTTCCTAAAATAGCAGCAAGAGCAGTAATGGCTTTTTTATCACTGGTTTCAATAGGGCTGGTATAAAACTGATACTTGTTCGTGGCTGGGTTAAAGCCTACATTGTATGCTGTACCGCCTTCTCCTGTATATGTGGCACCAAAGAAGTTTGAATTGGGCCCAACAGGAGAACCTAGAAGTGTATCCCCAGCATAGATAGCAGAAAAAGCAGGGTCTTGCCTAGAACCAGACTCTAACTCCATTTCTGGAGGAGTATACATGCCTGTTTTTAACGAACCAATATCAAGAACATTGGCCTTAGCTAACTGACGCGCCATGTCCAAGGCCACTTGCTCTTGAACGGTGGGTGATCGACCAAAGAACTGAGAGGCTACATCGTAGTTAAAACCAACACTAGGTGCCTTCTCACTAAACACACCACCAACCAACCGAGAAGTATCTAAATTAGGATAAATTTGGTTATAAAGAGAGCGGAGCGCATCAACGCCATATTCAGTGCCCTCGTAGTCTTTAATTAAAGCCATTATGCTTTCCTTATAACCTCAAATGTATTGATGATGCTCATGTCAGAGCCTGCCTCAGCTTCTGTTCTAATCTGATCGCCTTCTTCCAGCACAATGTAAGCATCACCGTTAAACTTTAAGAAGTTTCCGGCGCTTAAAGTATAGTTATCTAAAACTTTAATCTCTACGTTGGCGCTTTTGTCATACCAGAATACATCAATTTGTTTGTTGTTGCCGGTATGGTTTACAATATAACACAAGTTCCACAGAGCATAGTAACCCGTAGGAACAGTGTACAGAGTTGTCTTTGTTGCCGCTGTAAGGTTGTTACCTACGGATATTTGTCTCATTCGTCAGATTCCTCGTCTTTTTTTGGAGGACGCCCACGCTTGGGAGCCTCAGCCTTTTGTGTGACTTCTTCGACCATCTCATAGTCAGGGTGTTTTTTCATACCCTCAATGTACCATTCAGCAAACTCGAAAACATTTCCAGTTTGTTTGCATCTAAATTTCATTTCAGCCTTTCTAAAAGATTCATAAGAACCTTTAAAAAAGGCCAGCCCCGTAGGGCCAGCCTCAAAGTGACTATTAGGCCGGAACAGCCAGAGCCACAGCAGAGTTGTCACGCAGTTCCTTCACGCCATACAGCATGTCGGATGTGAACAGCGTACCCAGGTATTCTTGTTTGTACTGGGTCTGCGAACGAACGCCCATCTGCTCAACCAGAACCGCGAAGTCCTTATGAGCCAGCAGACAGATACGATCACCGTCGGTAGCGGCATCAGCATTGCTGGTGACGAACACCGGAATGCCGTACACGTTGCCGATTTCACCGTTGCGGATGGTGTTAGAAGCACCCGCTTCACCAACGAAAGCCTGCTCGGTAAAACGAGCAATGCCCATCAGGGTGTTACGGGTAGACGGCGGAACGATCAGGAAACGATTGTCCATCGGAACATCGTTGTCGTCCAGACGCTGGATCGAACGACGGATAGCAGCATCGGTCAGAGCACCGGCTGTGCCAGTGTAAGCCGTTGTACCATCAGCGCCCGAGAAAGCACCGGTGTAAGCAGCAGTGCCGTCACCGCCTTGCACACCACGGCCCAGACGAACCAGGTCGGTGTCCACTTGACGGGCCAGAGCGTAGCCAGCGTCGTCGGTGTAGAACTGACGCAGCGACGACAGAGCTTGAGCCTCGACGATGTCTTCGATCAGGCGCGAATACTCATAGTGCTTGTCAATGTTCACGACCACTTCGGTTTCAGTAGCGGCGATCAGCGTAACTTGCGTAGAAGCAGCTTTCACCGAAGCGTTGCCACGGGTGGGCGACGGAATGTGAACAGCATCACCCTTCTTGCCCTTGAACGCCATCTTTTTGACGAGGTTCGCAGCAACGAGGTTCTTCTTGTAAGAAGCAATAATTTCGTCACTCCAAATTTCCGGAATAAATGTTGCACCGGTAGTGGTAGTAACGTGGGCTGTACCTAAAGGCATAATTAAATCTCCTAATTAAAGTTTATTTTACTCGACCCTCCGCATATGCAGCCATGATTTCAGGTTGTAAGGCTTCATAACGGGTGGGGTCTGTCATTTTGAGCCGGATAAGGTCGGCACGGCGATAGACTTTCTTAGAAGATTCCCCAGTTCCGCCAACATCCACAGCAGCAGCCTTCATGTCCGCTTGCCGCACTGCTTTACCAGTGTCAGCAACTTCTTTGGACTTGGAGGTGCGAATCTGCTTGAATGTTGAGATAAGCTCGTCAGCAGCGTTAAAGTCATACTGGGCATCAGCCAAGGCGTACATGTTAAGACGCATTGGAGAGGCTTTTACCCAATCTGCAAACTCAGGGTCACGCACCACATCCGTAAAGTCCGGATGCTTTTTGGCAAGTGCTGCTTGTGTCTGCAACTGTTTCATCTGAAGTGCAGCTTGTTTTGCAGCCAACACATCAGGATGAGATTCTACCGCTTTCTGAACTGCTTTCTTGGGGTCTTCAAAAAAGTCTAACTCAGTTTCTTCTTTAGTAGGTTCCGGTTGGTTTGCCGAGAGTTGTTGTTTCAACAGTTGGTCAGCGAGCTTACGAACTTCCCCAACTTCCTGTGCCTGTCGTCCAATCAGCTTTTCAGCTTCTTGGTGCATCTGCACAATTTCCTCAAGACTCTTACCCTTGTACTTATCGGGAATCTTGGGAACATCGGGCTGCTGTTCTTCGGGAGCAGCAGTTTCTTGTTTTTGTTCTTCTGCCTCTAACTCACTTACTTGATTCAGTTCGTCGTCATTATCAATAAGAGCCATACCTAACCTTTCGTCCTGCCTAAACGGTTTTAGGACATTTATTTATGCAATCAGGTTCCCGTTACTCCCCATGAGCAGCGGCCTGTTTGCGTTCTTGTTTTAACTTCTCTGCTCTGACTCGTTCCCACCGGCTGTAAGCACCGGGAAAGGCTCCAGTGAAGCCCTCCAGTTTTACAGTACCAGCAGACACAATCCTGACAGCATCCTTACCGCATTCTTTACACGGCGCAGAGCGAACACTGTCATCTACAAAAGATTCCGTTACGTGACCTTCGGGGCAACGGAATTCAAAGATTCGTTTCATCTTTTAACTCCTCGTATGCTTTACCACAGGCTTCTCGTCGGGTAAGAAGCAAATCTAATATGTCAATTTGGCCTTTCCTGTACCATAAATCATGCGCGTCAGTGACCAATGATAAATTATTAGTTGCGTCTTTAATCTTCTGCAAATCCTCAATTAAGTCAGTCCAACCTGGCTTAGCCATCATGTCGAACTGATTTGAATAATACTTGTCTAATTCAGGCGTCACGGATTGTTCCTTTCTGGAGTCCTTATACCCTAATATTATATATTAAATTGTTACTTTTGTCAACAGTTACTGCATGTTTTTTGACTGCATCTGAGCAATCGCAATACGCTCGTTACTGTCAATATCCTTCTCTTTTAGAGCAATTTCAGCCAGTTTTACCCGGCGCTCAAAGTCTTTGCTCTCGTTATCCTCGTTTAAGTTGGTAGACAACGCAGAAATGACCTTTGCACGGGCAAGTTCCGGGGCCACCTGAGCTTCAACAGTGGCCTTTTGAGCCTCTGCTGTTTCGCGCTGGGCTTTTGCCTGCATTTCGCTGATCTGAGCCTGCAACATAGCCATTTGCATCTGTTGCTGCTGCATTGCAGCCTGCTGAGCCTCCGGATTGGGCTGGCTCATCTGTGCCAGAGCTTGCAGAATGTCACCACGGTTGCTTAGACTGCTGTTCTGGACGATTCCTTGCAGAATCAGCGGCAGAACCGGCGTATCCGGGCCTAAAGTCTGCAACAAAGCAATCATTTGCTGTTGTTCAAACTCACGCGCCAGAATACCAAGCGTTGCAGTCGGGATAA